GGCGTATCAACCCCTGCAACTCTAACTCTTTCTTTCTTGTATAAATCAAACCCGAGGTCAATAGTGACATCAATAGTATCACCGTCAAGGACACGATTGATCTCCGTCACTCTGAAGTTGTAGCAGCTCTTCCTGCTCGGTGGTGTCATTGCTCCCATTTTCTAACTCTGCAAATGCTTGTCTTAATATGTATATGACTACAAACAATGCACCTGCAACTGCAAGTATCACACAGATAATTACTGACCATACAGGATCGTTAGCATTATCTAGAGGTCTTAGTAATAAATTCATTACTTATAGTTGATTAAATTGGTAATCTAACATCATTCGGTAAAGAGAATCTCTCATGAACCATAAATGTTCCTGTTCTTCTGGTGGACGAGCAGGAGATCCTTCCCACATTTCTATTCTCTTTATTACACAGTGATGTAAAAGACGTATATCTTCTATTGTTAAATTGACAACATAGTCGGGTTCCTTATTCATGTTTATTGAAAGGTTCCCAGTGCTGCCAACCATATTTATGGACTGCCCACATGCCTATGACAGGGACAAAGACTAAACTCATGGAGAGGAATCCTATTCCATATGGGTTGTTTAATACTGTCCCACAGAACCTAGCAAACTGTAACATCATTCTGATAGTATCGATAGAGTAAATAAAAATAATCCGAATAAACAATATACAATAATAATTAAAAACTCAGACTGTATATGCATTTTCTATACTCCACACAACAAAAAACAATATAAAACTGAATAAGAATAAAGCTGTCAATTTTATTTGATGAATTTTACCCATGGATCTTCGTTGTGAAGGCAAGATTTGGGATGTACCCAATTGCTATTTACTTCTTCTAACCTTAACTTGAGATGCTTATTTTCGAGTTTCAACATATAGATTTCATTTCTTAATTCTTTAATCAGATTCATATCGTTTTTTCCAAATCTCCAAAAAATACCTATCTACCTGATAGAGATCAGATAGCGGTGGTGGTACTCTATCTATGTCTTCAGACCATGACCTACATAAAGATCTCATTTCATGAGTAATTTTATTTGGTGTAAACATTCTAGAAAAAGAAGACATTGAAAAAGCATATCTCATTTTAATGCGCTGTTCCATTTCCGTCATATTTGTCACTTTCATAATAGATATTTTCACCCTTTCTGTACCCGAAATATGCGGTGGCACATATGAATGGTAGTGATCCGAAAAGTAAGACATGTGCTAGGGTCATATTCCTGGTTGGGGTTGTGGAAATATATTAGCAAGTCCCGTAGGAGCTGCAAGTTTTGCTTCGATAACACGACAAAGGCGTTCGACTTGCTTCTTGTCAGAACCACAAGGAGCATTATGTAGACATCTCAGCATTAGTAAGTCATCACTAATCTTTGGTTTAATAGTGAACCCCCACTTGTCTACCTTCTCATCGGTTGGTGCTTCTACATTATTCATCAGATAACACCTGGAGATAGGGATTGAAAAATTTTAGAGCAAGCAGAGATAGCATAGTTTGCTCCATACACACCAGAAAAGATATACGAGATGCCTAACTTAGAGCAATACTTCTCAAGTTCCTGACATTTTGTTATGTCACTGTTACTATGGTCAATGATAATATCCCCTTCATCGAGTAGTGGTATTAACTCATCAAGTGTGTTATCTACTGATTGTGTTGGGATAACCAGTTGAAAGATACCAGGAACTATTCCAGCACTGGTATGTTTTTTACCATCAGATTTAATTGCCCTGACAAGATACTTCAATGAAGTTACACATCCACTAATGTATCCTGCTTCGTATTGTTCACATGCTTTTTCGTAATTGTTGCTGTAACCCCAAACTTCAATCCCATCGTTCATCATACGGCGAGACATACCTTCGCCTATATGACCAAGACCTATCATTCCAACTTTCATTTAATTAACTCAATTTACATGAATAACACCAGTCATACCTGCTCCCTGGTGAGGACCACAGAAGAAGTTATAATCTCCTGCATCAGCAAATATAACGTCTTGTGTTTCTCCAGGAGCAAACAGTAGTGCTTCTCTAGAAAGATCTGGACGCGCCTCAACAATAATATTGTGAGGAGGTAAAGCTTCGTTGATAAAATGAACTGTGTCTCCTGCTGAGATTGTGATCTCATTCGGTTCAAATACTAGGTTTCCGTCATGACCCATTGATACATCTACTGCCCACGATGGAACAGCAAAAGATAATACAATCACAATTGCAATTAAAAATTTCATTTTGCTACAGAATGTTGTTCTTTGTAAATATTGAGTTTATTAATCAAGTCGTTATATTCGTCCCACATCCATTCGGAACCTGTCTTCTCTTGGTAGAGACGGCAAGCTGTAATCAGACGTGTGATGTCGCTGTCGTTTAAACGCATTGTCATATTAGAACTCATAATATAATTATAGATTGTGTGAGTAAAATTGCTCTATTTTAATATACTTTTAACAAGTATGTCAGCAATTCCACGCACGGAGTGATTTGTTGATTCTACTATCCTTATCACTAGCAGTTTTCTTGCTGGTTAGTTTCTTTTTCATGCCCTTCATTCGAGCGCAGAACGATGCCCTGCGGGGATTTCCAACCTTTTTGCTTGGTGCTTTAAGGTCGCTTCCAGGATTTTCTCTTTCGTAAGATTTCCGTCCCTTTTCATTGAGACCTCCTTCTTTATTTTTGCCTGACTTTTTTGTCCAGGCTGCTTCTGTTGTGAGTTCAAAACTTTCTTTGGCAGTCCTCGCCGCCTTTTTAAAAGCATCCTTTGCGGGGTAGTCCTTACTACCTGACTTCGCTGGTGCTTCTCCTCTTTTTCGCTTTGCGTGAATATTTGCATATAAACCACGCTTAGCTTCGCAGAGCTCTTTAAATTCTCTAAAATCTCTCATAACAACCGACGAGGTTTTACAAGTTTATTTAGCGTTTACCTCCGCCCATCTCCTTGAGCATCTTCTGAAGCTCAGCAGTACTACCTACAAACATAGCATTGTTGGTAATTTTAGATGGACCTTTCTTGTCTTCATCAAGATCTTTCATCTTCTTATGAAGGTCAGCAAGTTTATCAGTCATGTCTGCAACATGCTTCATTGCCGCTACAGCGACTTCATACGCTCTTGGGTGCCCTGACTCCTGAGCGACCTCTAACGCCCCGTTGACCGCCTCCTGACCCTTGTCTATGAGGGAATACAATTCAGTTCGTGTATATCTGTAATCTTTCTCACGATCTTCCCCATCAATCTTAGGTGGTTGTGGTTTAGATGGTTTAGATTCCTCAACAGGTTCGGCACTAATGTTGAGGATTTCCTCCATATTATCTTCTAGGTTACTCATAAGAATTGAATCCCTTCATTAAATCCAAAGTCATCATCTGCTTGTACTAATGCATCATCGAGGTTATCGATGTTTCCATCTGCATTAATATCAGTTGTTGCTTTGGGTGTATATGTTCTTGTAACAGTTCTACGATTGACATCAAGATCACCCATAGTTTCATGGATAATTGCTTTTTTAATAATATCAGATTTGTTATATGGACCATAAAGATAAGACTTCATGGTAAAGTTTAATGTGTAGACAATATATCTACGCTCGTAAAAACTGTCGTCCCACTGATCTTCATAACTAACATTATTTAAAACAATTGCAACATCTTTTTTCTCTTCCATATCAGGAATCATATTAAGAGTTACAGAAAATGATGGTTGAAAATATGGAAGAATTTGTTCTGTAATTTGCAATGCATCGTCTTGAGATTTTGCAATAACTCCCAATTCAAAACTTAAATTATAAGGAACGGGAACATATTGTACTCTAACTTCATCGCCACTACCATCTATGACAGTTTTATATTTCTGTATTGGTGATGTTTTGCGAGAAGGATCATAATCAATACCTGTCATTTCAAAATATAGACGAGGTATAGTAATTGCTACTTTACTATTAGATTGATTTTCTTCTAACCTAACAATAAATTTTTGTTTAGGACCATATGCTAATGGTACTTTTATAGATTCTAGTACATTGCCATTACTAGGATCTGTACTTTGCATTTCAATATTATTGAAAAGAGTACCAAACGCTACAATGTTCTTACGAACAATTTGATTGTAAAAATGTGATCCTAACATTAGATACTATCCGTAAAATTACCAAACTCACCGAATGGATTACCTTCTGTCCAGTCGATAATCTCATCACCACTATCTTCGATCTGTCTATTTTGATCGTAATTACTATTCGTATTATTTAGAGTGTCAAATGTTTCTGGACTCCACTGAGCACCTGAAGTTAAACCAGTAATTACTTCAACTGTGGTGAATGTTCCACTTCTGTTGATGACTTGAAGAGCTCTGGTTGCGCTATCCCAGGACTTAACTTCTGCTCTGTTGTCTTTAGGACTGTAGTCAATAGTAATACTAGGAGCAGATGTGTACCCAGAACCGCCACTAGTGATAGAAATGCCATTGACAATACCGCTAGTACTAACCGTTGAAGTAGCTGTTGCACCTGTACCCCCTCCTCCAGTGATAGTTACTGATGGTGGTGTTGCAACTTTATAATGCGATCCACCATCCGTGATTGTGATACCTGTAACAGCATCTCCTGTAATAGAAGATGTTGCTTTTGCCAGGAACTCATCCCCAACAACTTCTTCACCTACAGTAAAGTCTCCAGATCCACCAGGATCCATGAAAAGTCTGATTGAGTTATCGAAGAGTTGTTCCACTGCATCAATTTCTGCAACACCAGTATCAAAGTCATCACTACCAACCTCATAGATCTCAGCGGTAATGGCATAGAATTGAATCTTGCCAAACTGGAAGAATGGTTCTTCCTTACCAACAAACTTAATCTCGTAGATATCTTTTGTTAGCGGGAAGTAAAGTAGATCTCCCTCATTGGGTCTACTTGTTACAGTTAATGCTGGATTGTGATCTGCTACTTCTTCGTCCCATCTTCTAGTGGATACTCTGAAGATAATCTCATCAGTAATCCTTAAACCAAACTTAGAGATAAACTCAGAATTATCACCAAACCCCATTACATTCTGCAATAACATTTCAATCTGGAATTGTTCTTGATACTTAGTGTATCTGACTTCATCCAGTGTATTATCTTGCAGAACTATTTTAGGGATGTAGTACACATCCGTTCCAAATAGTTTAATCTGTTCATCTACCAAATCTTGAACGAGATTTTGCTCGCCGCTATGACCTGCGTAGTATGTTGGAAAGTAGGGACTAGTAGGCATTTTATCCGATCATATCCATTGGTGGAACAGCATACTTACTGAGAACTTCGCTTTCGATTTTCTCAATTTCTGCTAGTGCATCTGTGTAGATTTCTCTACCATTAAGAGTAACGCCGCCAGGTAACTGCACATTGTTATACTTAATTAAGTTCTGACCCCACTGTTTTTTTAGTAGAGCAGTAGCATATTTTTTAACAAACATATCATTATTCATCTCTGTAGCATCTGTAGGATCGAGCATACGATGACACTCAATAAGAAGATTAGTGCCTTCTTTTAAGAAGTCTTTATCTACATCTAAGTACAGACGATCACGACGCGCTGTAAATCTAAACTGTTGGTAAGAACCATTGTTTAGAACCATATCTAGGGTTTCTAGATACTGCTTATTCATATAATAGTTGAGAATATCCAGTGATCCAAATGCATACAGATCATTTAAAAACAACTGATACTCAACACCAAAAAGATTAGAACGAATTGAGTTGCTAACAAGACCAAATACTTTAGTAATACCAGCTACATGAGGTGGAATATCAATATAGTTTTTAGTTTCTTTCCAATCAGATGTTCCTACAGTAGTTGTTATACTAGTACCAAATCTTGTCTTATCGTCAGCACTAATTTCATGGAATAAGAAAGCACGCTCCATACCATTGTAACAGTTCTCTTGAAAGAACTGAAAAGTGTCGTCAATAACATTATTTACCTGTTCGTCATCAACATTAACTTGCAACACAGGTTCGCCAAGTTGCCTCTTACAATAAGTGATGAGTTCAGACCTAGAACTTGGAGATGCCATTACCCACAAAAAATCCCTTCATACTTATTTAGTAAGAAGGGATTTGGTATTTATTCAGCGGGAGTTTCTGCTGCTGGTGCTTCTTCTTCCTCTGGTTTGCTTTCTAATAGACCTATAGTTTCAAGACCACCTTCCAATTTAATCTTATATTCTTTTGCTTTAACTAGGTTTTCTTCTAGTTCTCCAATTTGCTTAACTGTATTAGCAATTTGCTCTTCAAAATTTTTCTTAAGTTGTTCTGCGTCCATGGTTATCAAATAAAATGATTTATACTGTATTTATATTGGATTCATCTTCTCAAAATCTGCATACACATTGAATGCAATGCTGATTCTATCTTGATTACTTTCGTTTGGTTCCACATCATGTTCTAACCAGCAAGGAAAAAACACAACCATGTCTTCTTGTGGTTCTAGAAAATGATAAGAATAACCATTATTAAAATAATCATGATCCTGCATGGACGGTATTAGACATCCTCTTGGATCGTAAAACCTAACATTACCAGGATTTTCTGGAACTTTTACATAGTAAATTCCAGACAAAAATATTTGTGTATCTAAATGTGTATGTCTTCTATTGCTATCTCCTTTTTTGTTTATGTTTACCCAGGAGTAAATTTTTTCATTGCTTAAAGGTTTATTTTCTAGTCTTGGTACATTAGATACTACAGCATTAATAAAATCTTGGTTATCGAAGTCATGTCCTTGATATCCACCAACATTAGAAATCTCCATAGTTTCTACTTTAGATGAAAACTCTCTGCATGATTTTTTCATCTTTGTCAAATCCAAACCCAGGTTACCAACCCAGCATGGAGTGCCAAAAAAAGGTAAAAGATTCATCACCATTTACCTAGAGGACAAGTGTTTACTTCATTAGTAACACCTCTTATTTCATTTAGCATTCTATTAACGACATGTTTAACATCCATAAAACATCCACATACATCACATCTCCTCTGGTTTTTAATCCAGTGTTCGCATGTATAACAGATTTGTATATTCTTTACTGCTTGTGGTTCTAAATCTATTTTTATTTGATCCAGATCTGGAACAATCCAGTCTTCGTATTTTTCAGACCATACTAGACCAGTTTTTTTACCATTAATATATTCTGGATCACCTTCTTTTCTCATTTAGAATACGCTCCAGTTCTTCATCATTATGATACATTTTTAGGTTATTGTCAAGATCTGGGTATTGATATTCTTTATCTCTTTCAGACCACACTAAACCAGTTTCAATACCAGCAATAAATTCTGGTTCTCCATCAACTGGTGGATTTTCACTGAGTTCTCTAAACCTCTCTGGATAGAGAGTTTCTAAATTGTGATATTTTTCTGGATGTTCATATAAATCTGGATACTGGTATTCCTCATCTTTTGATGACCATACTAAACCAGTTTCTTCACCATCAATGACCTCACGGTCTCCATCATTAGGCATAATAATCTCCTTAGTTTACCGCAGCAATTGCTGAATATACAAATACAACCATACCATGTCCACCAATATGGTTTCCATTGTTACCAACATTTTGATTGTATGTGCCTCCTTGTGCAATACCATTAGTATAGAAACTACTTCCTGTTGCTTCTGATGCTGGTGTTTGACCATTTCCAGTATATGTGTTTGCATTAGATACTGGATATGATGGGTGACCTCCTACATAACCCGATCCACCGCCACCATTTCCTCCGTTGGGAGATCCACCTCCACCAGCACCACCGTAGTAACCAGCACCACCGCCACCAGCATTACATCCATTACCGCCAGCAGCAGATCCCCAGTTTCCACCATAAATCCTACCTGGCCAACCAACTGCAGCACCAGTCTGAGCACCACCACATGCTACACCACCGCGTAAAGTATTACCACTACACTGTGTACCACCTGTGCAAGATCCGCCACCTGTTTGAGAATATGAACCACCACCTGTTTGCGATCCTCCATTACCACCAGAACCAGATGGATTACCTTTTTGTCCAGAGAGACCACCACCAGCACCACCACCATGGTTAGAACCAGTGGAAGAGTTAGCAGCACCACCACCACCACCAGCAATTAGAATTGATGCACCGTGGTCTGTGCCTTCGTTAGTGCCACCCCATGAACTAGTAAATACACCAGAGTATCCGCCACCAGAACCATTGTTCTGCGTGCCAGGACCACCTCCCCCACCAACAACAATTTTTAGAGTTCCACCATTAGTTGTATTAATTGTTCCAGCAGTGTATCCACCAGCACCACCTCTAGTATTAGTATCAGCTTCGGAACCTCCACCAGGACCCCATATATATGCAGTAACCTCTACAGTTTCTGCTGGAACTACAAATGATTGTATCTGACCAGTATAATTAAATGTTTTACTGAATTGTATTAATGGTTGTCCAGTAGCAGCACCCCATTCCGTTCCGTCATAGATTTCTACAGTTTCTTCTGTACTGTTATAAATCAACAAACCAACCTCTGGAGTCAATGCATCTCTCTGAGTGGTTGTATATGTTGGAAGTTTTAACTTCTCAGTAATATTTAATGCATTTACATTAAGTGTTGACATATCAATAACTAAATTGGTTTCCTATTAGTATTTATTTATAGAGCAAGGTTGAATCTGTTTTTCAATGAATTATAATTCTGACTTACTTCTGCTTGTGTTAGTCCTCTATTGTAAACACGAACAACTGCAATCTTTCCATAGTAAGCATAACCATCACCATTACCAATAGTAAAGGGGGAATTTGCAGTTTCCATATTTCCAGTTTTAGCAACACTAAATGACTGCCCACCATTCCAATATCCTTTAACAGTGGATCCATCATAAGTCATGACAGTATGATTCCACTTATCAAAGAATCCAGTTGCATCAGAGTTTATAGCATATTCACCAGACATACGACCACCGCCTGCCCATACCCATGATCTATGCTGCTTACTAGCATACGATCCGAAACTCATAGTAGTATCGTTCCAGTCTATAATACGACCATATGTTGAGGTAGTATCACTATTAGTGTTATACATAACGATTTCCATTGTCATGCCATTTGATCCAGCACTATAGTTACCACTAGATGCTTGATCTCCATTAAACTGAAAACATCCACCACTATCAGGTAAGTATGTATAACCAGATGGTAATGTTATGTCTCCAATAGAACTACTTGCTGTTCCTGCTAAGTTAAACCAAGTTGATCCACTTCCAGGATAGGATTCTGTATTACCTGCATCAACCCAGAATAATAAACCATTAGTAACAGGTGAAACACCTTCATCAATTCCTTGCCATTGAGATCCATTAAAAACTCTAAGAGCACCATCAACATATGCGAGTTGCCCAGCACCCAATGATGGGTCTGGGTCTCCTCCTGTGATTACTGGAATTTTAACTGCTAGTTGATTACCAGTTAATGCTTGAACGGTTGCAACCGTCAATTTAGAAGTGTCTGCCATTTTAAGTAATTGACCAGGAAGATCCTGCAGTGATAGTGATTGTTCTATTCGTATTTATTACCAGTGGTCCAGCACTAGATGCATTGGTATTTGCGGGAATAGTTACATCTTCATCAAGCAACTGTCTGTTGACTTTGATAATGCCATATGTGTCTAACCACAGTGGGTCATCGTTAACATATAGCAGACCCGTCATTCCAATTCCACCGTTAACTTCTAACTCGTAATTTGGATCAGCAGCAGTAGTGAAATTAATACCAACCTTAGATCCTCTATAGATGTCAGTTAGGTTAGGAGATGCAGTCCATCTAGAAGTAACAAACTCTGCATTGTCTTGGAATACAGAACCATTAATGTTAATATCACCTTGTAGATTTAAAGCATATGTTCTATTAACATTTGGTGTTACTGTTGTGTCTGTTCCACTAAATGCATCTGTATTAATTGCAACTGCGTTGTCAGTTGCTCTAACAGCAATAGCAGGTTTTTCAGTACCAAGGTTTTTCCAATCCTTACCACCATTAGTAGCAGAAGCAGTAATCTCAAAGACTCCCACTCCTTCTGCTAGACCAGCACCAACAATGAAGTTTCTTGCTCCAGAACCACCAGTTGCACCACCAAGGAAAGTAACAGATCCAGATCCAGTTGCATTATTTGCAACAGGACCAGTAACAAGAGATCCAGTTGCATGGAGCAATCCTGAGACTTGTAAATCTGGAACTTGATTCAATGCGGTAACACTTGTTGACTCAGTGCCAACACCAACTTTACCATCTGTAGAATTAATGTGCAGATGATTTGTTGTCTTTCCACTAGTAGAAGATGTGGAGAAGTTGATATCTTTGTTTTTTGCCCATGTATAGAATGTGGATGCACTAACATCATATTCTTGATAAATGATATCTGCATCATCAGAAGATCTTCTGTAGATAACCTGTGCATTAGTTCCTTCTAGAGTTACTTTACCGTCACCGTCTACATGGAATGTAGATACTGGTGAAGTATTCTTGATACCAACTCTTAGGTTCGTTGTGTCTACTTTGAATAGACTGTTAGCAGAATCAACTGTTAAATCATCAGTTACATTCAAGGACTGGTTGAAGTTACCAATACCAGCAACTGTGAGATTAGAACTATTTCCTGTTAGGTTTAGCGAACCAGTCATGGTATCGCCTGCTTTCAGGACATTTGACGATGCTGCACCTGTTAGAGCAGCGGTAATAGTTCCAGCAGAGAAATTACCAGAAGCGTCACGGAGAACAGCAGTGCTTACAACATTTGTAGACTGGAATGTGATATTACCAGCGTTCCAAATTTTATTGCCATTAATGTTAACAGCATCAGAGTTAGCTACTGTAATATCTAATGTACCAGAACCATCTGTTGCGTTACCACCACTGGCAACAATAGAAGCATTATAGTTAGCAGCAGCTAATGTAGATGACTTAAAGAATATGGAAGGAGTTGATGAGAACCCATCACTTCTTCCAAGACACAACTCTGCGTTAGCACCATTACTCTCTAATTTTGCAACTTCAATTGTGTTGCTATCTTCAATCGTAAAATCATGGAATGCAACATTAATGGTTGCAGTACCAATTCTGATTGCTGTAGCAAAGTTACCAGAAGTAAGTCTACCAATTAGAATTGTATAATCATTAAAGTTATCAGTAAGATCGTTATTAGTAATCTCATTATCAATTGTAAAGTCAGCAACTGCTTGATCATTTACATCATACAATTTAACTGAATTGCCAGGAGCAAAAGTTCCTGTTGATGATGTATCTAAAACTAGACCAGAAACATATACTTTATACTTGGGATCACCATTGAAAGACTTAAGTTTGATACTATCTCTGATAGATGTTTGTTCAATGTATCCAGGAAGTCTTGAAGCAGATAAAGTTCCGTAATTAATATTAAGAGCATTTTGATACCAAACTCCTTGCTTGTTATCAAATCTGTCAGCATCTAATCCAGAACCAACACCATCATTTAAAGATGTCCAAATTTTTGCCCAGGATCCAAATGTTACAACACCACTACCAGAACCACGCAACCACATATTGTCATTGTCGGTAAATGCTAATTGCTTAACACCACCATCAAATGTGAATCCACTTCCTGCGGGTCTTAAGGAAAGAACCATACTCTTAGTTCCACCATCATTTAATCCAACTGCAGTATTGAATAGTGTGTTTGAAACTACACCAGTAACAAAAGTATCTGGTGATGGATTTGATGTTGGGTTATTAGTACCAGAAGCAAGTCTAATAGTGTTAGTAGAAGAACCTGAAATACTAATGTTATATGAACCTGCTAATCTATCTGAAGGAACAGTTCCACTGAATAAGTTGGTAGCACTAGTATAGTAAGAACCTTGCTGACCATCTAGTAAGTCAGAGTCAAGTCCGCTATCTGGACCAGTTTTAATTTCTACAGAACCATTACCAACTTCACCGATATTGAATTGAGATTTCTTAAATCTAGCAACACCAACTGTTCCATACAAATCAGCAGAAATAGTAAGTTCACTTACACGCTGAATATCTAAAGCAACATTAGCATACTGTCTATTGACTGTTGAGATTTTTGCTTCTAGTACCAAATTGGATCCAGTACCAAGTTCTACTGGAGCAGTAGAAACTGTAAAGTCATTATTGTATCCAGAACCACCATCAGTAACAGTGATTTCAATAATTTCATTTCCAACAACATTGAAGTTTGCTTTTAATCCAGTTCCTGATCCACCTAGTAATGAAACATCAAAATACTGACCATTAGTAAATCCAGTTCCAGCATTTACAATAATAACTTCATCGATGAAATTACCTTGAGTAAAAGTAGATTCAAACGATAATGGAGAAGTACCACGCTCAAATTCAATAATACTTCCGTTAGGAATTGCTTGAGTTATTGGGTTATTAATTGAAACTGTAGTTAAACCGCCAACTGTAAGTACGCCAGTGATATTTGTATTTGCTTGAATACCAGCTACACTAGCAACAACCTCATGTCCAACTAATGCATCCGAATTAGTTGCAAAGATGAAAGAACTAGCACCTTGAGATACTTGACTGTTTAGTTTAGCGAAGTATCTTGTTTCGGCACCTTTAAGTGATTGAACTGCTAATGCAAAGTTAGAATCACCTCTTAAGAATGAGAAGGAGTTTGCAGATCCACCTGCGGCAAGTCTATCCGTCTCAATAACACCAGATGTGATATCAGATGCAGCAATTTGGTTAGACGATAGAGATACCCAGTTATTATTATCAAATGAGGATGTATTAACAACTCTCTGAATATTAACTGTATTTGTATTTGGTGAAGGAATACTATCATCAAAAGTATCAGTGTCTGTAATTTTAATATTGTTGACAATATCTCCATACAATCTACTCTCAATTAAAGCATTCGCCTGTGCTGTAGTGCCACCACCAGGAGCAGCGGAGAATGTAATAGTTGGTTGAGTTGTATATCCAAAACCACCAAGATAACCATTAAATGCAAGAATTGTTACTGTAACAACTTGACCATTAGCAATGGTACATGTAGCAGCTGCTTGAACAGCACCAGCTTGAGGGTTGCCACCACTAATTGAAACTGTTGGAGCACTTGTGTATCCAGAACCACCATCCGATATATTGATTTGGAAGAGAACACCTTCTCTATATTCTGTTGCTTGGATAATACCATTAGACAAACTACCAGTAAATACATCACCAATAGTAAATGATAAGTTTGAATCTATAGAAAATCCGAGGAATAGACTATCTACATCGTTATTAAGAATAAATGATTGTGATGTATCTTGTTGAATTGCAATATCACCAGCAAGTGCTCCTTCAATAGAAGTTCTTTCTGCCTGGTCTGCAACAGTGAATACACTGAATGGACTTAAAGCAGGAATTTGGTCAATTGAAATTTTACCAGAGTCAGTAAGTTCAACTAAGTTTCTAGGAACAGCGTTGGTTGAGAATGGTTTGTTAATATATGGACCGAGGTTGTTAGTAATGTAATCTCTAACTGCCTTTTGAGTAGGTAACTTAGAGTTGGTTGAGTTAGCACCACCAAGTGTATTGGATGCATCGAAACCAGTAACAACAACATCACCACCTTTTAGTTTCAAGAATTCAACTTCAGAGATGGTAACCGTACCCGTGAAGGTGATGTTACCAGTTCTGTTTTCAATTCTTGCGAATGTACCAACTTTAAAGTCGCCTAGTTCATCAGTACCAGAAACATATACACGACCATACTGTTCAGAAACCTGTTCATTTGCTTCAATTTTAACCCCACCATTTTCTGGAAGGGCATTGTAATCATTTCCCGAACCAGCAAATTCCCAGGTATGAGAAGAAGAGTTAACAATAGATGGTCTGTGTAGTGCAATCTCTTCTCCTAAAAGAACACTGGTTGCAACTGCCTGACCAGTAGACTTGTCAGTCATATCCATTGCTCCACCAGAACCATCATCTAGTGTTAGTAGAGCACTGAAAGGAGGACCGACTGTAACTTCTTCTACAACATCAATAAAATATTCAATGTCGGTATTCGTATTTGTAAAATCATCAAACTTAATAATATAGTGCTCTAGTGGTTCTCTACCTAAATTAGTAATTCTTAGTTTTGTTCTTCCTGTTGGAGTGGAAGTTACCTGAGATACTGTTGCTCTTGTATAAGTTCCTGCATTTGGATCACCAGTACCAGAGTCAAATATATACGCTTCTTCACGGAAACCTGTTCCCCTTAAAGCAAATGTACCAAAGTTGGTAGCGGAGTTTGTAACTGATGCATATCCTCCAGTCTCACAAAGAATACCATCTTGACAGAAGATAACGAAGACAGAAACTAACTGAACATAACCATCATTGATAACTTTATATCCTGTACCACCAAAGGAGACAATCGTGAATGCCGCAGCAACCATCGACTTACCCTGATTAGGGAACGATGCTGTTCCGTCCAACTCAAGACCAGGGAAGGGACAGTTAGGTTGCTTAACTTTATTACCATCAATTTCAGCACCGCCACCACCTAAGAAGGAGATAACAGATGCATTCTGAGTATATGGCGATGCTTCAATAATAGGATAGTCATCGTAGTCAGCACGAATAGTTACCTTAACATTATTAAAATCAGTAAGTATGCTATCTGCTTCTTCTCTGATATTAATGCTGTCATATAGTATTCCAAATGTTTGTGATGTAGCACCAGGAAGAACACTACCAGCAAGGATATCATCAAATAAATCTAACGCTGTAGTAATAGAAGATGCAACATTAGCACACAGTGGAGTTGGTGTGTATAGAAGAATATTCCAATCTTCAAACTTAGGAATTGGAGATGTGAGTGCTACAGGATCATAGATTAAAATAGTTCCATTTGCTTTGGCACTTACAAATGTATGTGCATCACCAGAAGCAGATCCTGCATTACCAACATTAACAGTTGCGGTAGTATTACCACCATTAGAACTTACACTGAGAATTTGATAACTTTTTCCGAAGTTAGAATCAAATCTTTCTGGACTTGGGTGGTTGCCACTATTGCAACTGAATGTAATTGCTTCTTCAGAGAAAGCAATACGATCACTGGTTGTTAATGCTACAGAAGGATCAGTGAAGGTTACAGTTACTTGACCACTAGTGCTATTATAAGTTGCTCCAGATGGAGTAACACCAAACGCTGTTCCATCAGTCCAGTTACGCATTGCATCCATTGCGTACTCTTTTACGCGAGTAAATGCATAACGAGTTTCAGCTCTTTGAGCTTCTGGAATTCCAGTTAAAGTGACTCCACTGAAATATGATTCTGCAGTAGATACAATACCATGGTTTCCACCAAGTACTAAGTCTCTAATTAAACCACGAAGAACAATTTTGATATCTCTACGACATTTTCTTTCATGAATATCAGAAAGATTTAGTGATGGATATTGTTGTTTTGTATCAAGGTATGCTTGGTCTGCAATAAGATCTTTGTTTCTTGCAATTAGATATGCTGCATCAAGATATGTTCCAGATGCATTGTTTGAAATAATATCAACCCATAGGAATGAAAGAGTATCTAATGCAGCAACAACATTTGCACAAGCAGGACTTCCTGCAGTAGTTGTAATTACTGTATCATCAAAGTACCTTGTTAAAGCAGAATACTGTGGTGAATAAATTGGTTCTCCAACAGTTCCTAATCCTGTTCTCCAATTTCTAATAGCATAGGTACAAATTTCTCTAGCATATTCAATTGCGCGAATATTCTCAGCAATTTCATCTTCTACAAATGCAATCTTACCATCAATAATATATTTTGAAGCAGCATCAATTACATTATAGTTTGTTCCAAATTCTAAATCTCTAATAACAGCATTGACAAAGTGAATGATATCTTGACGGCATTGATCATCGCCATCAGTTCCTGTGTTATTTCCTGAAGTTGGAGAACTATATGAAGGATATAGTTTTTCACCAGCAGCACAAGAGATCAACAGATCTGCTAGTTTCACAGTATCATCTTCTGCAAGACCAGCAAGAGGAGTTGCAGTTGTTATAGTTCCAACGCCAGTTACTGCAGTATCATACAAAAAGTTCGATACATTAACAGTACTGCCATTAAATGATACTGTACCACCACTAACATATGTGTTTACATGATCTAATGGTCCTAAGAAAATATCGAAACTAGATCCACCAACAGATAGAGCATTTGTTGCTGATCTTACAAATGTGTGTACAGATTGTGGCAAATGCTTAACCGCGTTTGCAGTTGCACCAGTAAAGTTATGTGGTGATTGTGGAGAATGTTGAACTGCATTTGCAGATGCACTTACGAATGTGTGTGCATATTGCTCACCAACAGGAGATGCACCAACATTGATTGTAAATGTTCCGTCTTGACGATCGATACCATTTGTTGCAGCACTCACAAATGTGTGAGTACCTGTATAAGAAGAAGATCCTACATTAATATCAAAAGTATTTGTAGTTACACCACTAATTTCCAACCAGCGACCTGATGGGTAATCGTATCCAGCACGGGGATATGATTTTTGAGCAACATTACCATCTAGATCACAAGTGTATGTTAATGAATCATCGGCAATCTTGACATAATCCCCATTTGCAAACCCGTGGCTTGCAACAGTAAGAGTTACAACACCAGTTGATGCATCATATGGGGCATCACTTGCTGTATGTTGTGTTGAACCAACAGCGGTGATAGCAATAGATTGTTGACCATTATATGGGTCAACCCCAGGACGGGGGTAAGAATGCTGAGATGCGTTTCCATCCTTGGTGCATGTGAAAGTTAAGGAACTATCAAGAAGAGTTACATTTCGTGCAACTCCAAGACCATGTTGTCCAACTGTAAGAACCATGTCGCCAGTTGCAGCATCATATGCGGCATCAGTTGGAGTAAACTGCTTATTGGGACCAGAGATACCTGCATTGATTGTGATTGTATTTGCACTAATTGCAGTAATAGGCATAGACCTACCTGCAAATGGATCGATGCCTGGACGAGGATATGTCTTAACAGTTTGGTTACTGTCCATTGAACAAGTAAAGCTCAATGAATTATCATCAATCGTAATTCCTTCGCCAACATCTAGTGTATGAGAACCAATAGTTAGTTCTAATGCTCCAGTAGCAGGATCGTAAGTAGCACCAGATGGAGTGAACTCTACATCAGGACCAGATGCACCTACATTAACGGTGAATGTATTTGCAGTCTTTGATGTAATTGGTAAGGACTTACCACTAGCATACTGATCTGTATCAGGTAATGCATGTTCAGTTTTATTGCCATCCATCGTACATGTAAATACGATAGATTCATCTGTAATCCTGATACCATCGCCTTCACTAAGACCATGATTGTTTACTGTGAATACAGTATCACCAGTTGCAGGATTATAAGTTACATCAGTTGGAGTAAATTGTGCTGTTGGTGTACCACCAATGTTGAATACTGAATAATGATCTGTCTTAAATTGATCATTAATTTTACCAACAACTTCATCAGCAATAAACTCTCTGTTATTACGAAGGAAAGTACAAGCATCCTGAAATCTTCTATCTACAGGAGTTGCAACTGGGAATGTATTTGGTGAGTTTAGTAGAGAAAGTGTTACTGATTTTGAGAAAGACTTAACTACAGCAGTAGATCCTGGTTGGAAGTTTGCATCATTTGTGCCAGGTACTTTTTTCGGAATAACAAATCTTCTAGAACGACCATCAGCATCTTCCAGAACTTTGTAAATTCTTTGTTTGCCATTTAAGTAAGATAAATCTGGACCTGAAGTTGGAAGACCCTCAATTAAAATTTCTTGACCTTCTTTGAAGTCATGTGTATTGTCTCTACCAACTAATGCGTTTGTGTAGAAAACGAGACCACCAAGATCTTCTGCATTTCCAAACTGACCAAATTGGAAACCACCAGTAGCAATACTAGGATCTCCTTGTAAAGAAAAATCAATTCTAGAAATAGGTAATGTAGATGTAGTATCTTCGTCAACCGATACAACTTCTCCTTCTGCTCTAATTGACTTAATTGCAACTGAGTCAAATTCTTTTGTGACAACTGTAATCTCTTCACCTGAAGTGATTGCTATAGATTCTCCAGTTGATGACCATCCATTAGTTGCTAAAATAGGTGCAAAAGTTACTTTATATGGAGATGATGTACCAACACTAACAACTTCGTAATCACCAGAAATAACTTGACCACTAGCAGTACCAGAAGAAGCAGTTAATCTTACAAAGAAACCAGGGGAGATTTCATTAATTGGATTGCTAGTAAACAGTAAAGAATTCTGTCCATCTGTTTCAGTTGCTGAAGTTAAAGAAGGATACGTAGTTCCTGATGGGGTAGCAGAAATATTATATTCAAATTCCTCACCTTGTAAAAAAGAACCACTTAGCAATTTAATATCAGCATTACCATTTTTAAATGCATCATTTCCAGTAGTGCTATTGAAAGATACGGAGGTAACTCTAGCTCTTGCACCAGTGTTACCACCTTTTAATAGTCTTCCAGCAGTAAGATCTGTTAGACCAGTGTTATTGCTAAAAGTAACATTGAATTCTTCTGGACCAAAAATTTGATGACCAATCGGGAAGTCAACACCAAAATCTCCGTTAACTTCATTATCAATATAAATTCTTTGCTTGTCATCAAAGACCATCGCAAAATCCCAAGTTGCGACAGAATCACCAATAGAGTCAATTTGGTCTCTATATGTTACACCAGTAACATAGTTCTTGTCGCCAAATTTGAAAATATGCTTTTTGGGATTAGCAGGTCTGATGATTACCAGACGCAAGTTATCACCAACAACAGATGCATCAGGTGGTAGAGAGATAGGATTATCTTCTACATAATCACCACCAGAAACAATAAGTGTTTCTTTAACACCAGGTGTTGCCCATGCAAGCTGTGCCGCTTTCTTAATTGTTCTAACTGGACTAACTGCAGAACGACCATCGTTCAAATCAGAACCAATTTGAGAAGACACATAGATTCTACCACCAACATCATTTGTTGCTAGGTTTAGAACATATTCAGTAGTAGCAATCTTGTCTGATCTATCACCAAGTAAAGGAGTAATAGAACGAGGAAAGATACCAGATTCACCAGTTTCTTCATACTTAAAGTTATTAGAGTCAACAACTCTAAAACCAATATGTTTGAAATTAACTTCCCCGTTTATTTCAATACCATCCAGATGCTCTGGACCATTAGGACCAGTTTGTCCCGAATTGGTTGCTTGGTATACATTATTACCGAACCATCTATAAAGGTCTTTTTGAACAATGACATTAGGAGACCATGGGGTTCCTGTGTTGTTCATGAAAGTCTTTAGGTTTGGTGCCCTAAAGTTGGGATCTGGAGTAATGAAGTTTTCAATATCCAGGTTTAGAATTCTCGCCGTATCTGAAATGATAGAAGTAGAAGTTCTAATAGCACCATTAATATCAAGTTCAAACTCTACAGTATCAAGAGTAGAAGATGCGGTAGATCCTTGACCGCCACCATCACTAATGGTGATTCCAGGAGCAACTGCATATCCACTACCAGGATTGTTGACAGCAATAGTAGTAACTCTTCCGTTAAAGATAAAAGCAGAAGCAGTTGCCTGTTCTCCACCAGCTGGTGGTGCATCGATAGTAACAGTTGGAGTAGATGTATATCCAGTTCCCCCAACATCTACGGTAATTTTATCAATTTTTTGTCCCGTTCTATTGATACCTACACGCGGTAATTGCGTATTCGCATCAAGTTCGGTTCTAAGAATTTCTCTTTCGTTAGAACCTGTTCCACCTCTAATTGTTAGTTCATTATCACCGATGAGTTTAGGGTTTACGCCCCTAATTTTCTC